CCTAGTGGCGGTGGTGGAGGAAGTCAAGGAGTAATCAATGGCTGATATTAACAAGTTTACAACAAAAGAAGTATTAAATAAGGTACTTTTAGATTCATCTGGCAATTCAGTTGCCGCATTTTCACACACATCTCAAGAAGCGTTTAACGCTGTATTAGATTCTACAAACAGTAGATTAAATGTATCATTATCAGGTGGTACAATATCTGGTGATGTTACTATAAGTGGTGACTTAACTGTTGAAGGAAATGGTAGTGGAACATATGATGAGATTATACAAGGTAATTTAGCTTTAAAAGAACAAGCTTCTGCTTCAGCTAGATTATTATATCACGATACAGATGATGCTTTATTGTGGACTGTTGGAGTAGCAAGAACTACAAATGATATAGAAACTGGGTCTGCTAATTTAGATTTAGTTCTAGCATCAGGTTATGCATCTAATATAATATTTGCAAATAAGCCTACAGAATCAATGCGTATTGATTCATCAGGTCGTGTTATAATTGGTCACACAACCAATGTTGCTCTTGGGACTACAGACCCAGCACTTCAAGTATTGGGAACTGGTGAAGATGATAGTCAAATTAGTATTGGTAGATTTTCAGCAGATGATACTGCTCCTAAGATTAATCTTGTAAAAGGAAGAGGTGGAATCGGTGCAAATACTATAGTTACTGATAATGATAATTTAGGCACAATAAATTTTAGAGGAGCTGATGGTTCTGATTTAGATACTATTGGAGCATCTATTGAAGCTCGTGTAAATGGAACTCCCGGTGCAAACGATTTACCTACTGAGTTAATATTTAGTACTACTGCTGATAATACAGCTACTCCTGCCGCTAGATTAATTCTTGACCCTGACTCTAGCATTAGTCTTGGTAATAATGATGCTGGTACAGCTAACACCCTCTTTGGTTACAAAGCTGGTGAAAACCTTGTTTCAGGATCTGCTAATAATGTTTATATTGGTAATACTGCTGGTAGGCGATTAAATAATGCGGCTAATGATAGTAATGTTGCTATTGGAAGTGCGGCTATGCTTGGAGCATCAAGTGGAACTGTAAGTGCGGCTAAAAATATTGGAATTGGTGTTCAAGCATTACAAAATATAACAACTGGAGAAGATAATGTTGCAGTAGGCGATGTAGCAATGCTTTCAATAACCGAAGGACTTCGTAATGTAGCGATTGGGTCAAGTGCTTTAACTGCAATTACAGATGGTGACGAAAATATTGCAATAGGTAAAAGTGCCTTATTAGCAATGACTACTGGTAATGGTAATATAGCTATAGGTCAGAGTGCAATGTCATCTGCTGATGGTGGAGAAGGAAATAATATTGCAATAGGTATTCAAACTATGAATTTAGTTAATGCTGATGCCGCTGACCACAATATCGCAATGGGTTATCAAGCAGGGCAATCAATGGCTGGAGATAATAATATAGCTATTGGTCAATCTACTATGAATAATGGTAGTAATGCGGCTGATGGTGTAGTCGCTATAGGTAAATTTGCTGTTCAAGGTGCTTTGGGGTCAGGAGCTGATTCAACTGTTGCAATAGGGCAACAAGCATTACAATCTCTTACGTCAGGTGCATCCAATACTGCAGTTGGATTTCAATCAGGAAACGCAATAACTGGTAATTCTTTTGGTACATTTATAGGATACGATGCTGGGAAATTAGTTACTGGAGGTAATAATACTATTATAGGTGCTGTTGCTGGTGATGCTTTAACAAGTGGTCAAGCAAATGTTGCTGTAGGAACAAGTGCATTGGGAGCGGCTACAGGAGCTGTTAATTATTGTGTTGCATTAGGAGAAGGTGCATTAGCAGGTAGTTTAGTTGCTACAGGAGATGATCCAAGTGGGGCAGTAGGAATAGGTTATCAATCAGGTGTTTCACTTACTGCTGGTAGATATTCTACTTTCGTTGGTTATCAATCAGGTTATAGTGCAAACTCAGTTGATGGAAGTACATTTGTTGGATATATGGCTGGTTTTGAAGCAGATGCAAACACAGTAGCGGCACATCATAATACTTATATAGGTGCATTTGCTGGTAGATTTTTAGATGATGGAAGTGATAATGTTGCTGTTGGATATGAAGCAATGTCTTCAAATAGTGATGGTAGTGCTAATTCTACAAATAAGTGTATAGCTATTGGATACCAAGCAATGAATAGTCCTGTTACCGAAGCTGAATCAGTTTCTATTGGTTATCAATCAATGGGTAATTGTAGTAATGGCTCAAATAATGTAATGGTAGGTTACTTTTCAGGTAAAAATATGACTGCTGGTAACGATAACAATACTGGAATAGGTCATACTGCATTAGGTGGTACTCACGCAGGTGCATCAGAAAAAAATACAGCGGTTGGTTCATTGGCAATGGCTGGAGCTGTAAATGGAGCGGATAATAATACGGCAGTTGGATTTAGTTCCTTAACTGCAGTTACAGAAGGAGATAGTAATGTTGCTGTGGGAGCAAATGCAGGTGATGTAATCACAACTGGATTAAATAATACTATTGTCGGTAAAGGAAGTGACCCTAGTGCAAATAATGCAACTAATCAAACTGTGATTGGTTTTGCAGTAACTGGAATTACAGATAATTCTGTAGTTCTTGGTAATGCCGCTGTTACTAAAGTTTATATGTCATCAGATGGGGATGCTGAAATATATGCTAACGGAACAATTAATACTTCAGATAGAAGATTAAAAGAAAACATTGAAGATAGTGATTTAGGTTTAGAGTTTGTTAATAAACTAAGACCAGTTAAATATAACTACATTAAAGATAAACACGATGGCAAAACAAAGTATGGTATTATTGCTCAAGAAGTACAAAAAGTTTTAAAAGAAAGTAATAATGAAGATTTTGCTGGTATTAAAGATAGTGATGAATATTTAGGTGCTGATTACATACAATTTGTAGCACCATTAATTAAATCAGTACAAGAATTATCAGCTAAAGTGGAAGAATTAGAAGCAAAACTTTCTAAATAACAACAAACAAAGGAGCTAAATAATGGCTAAAAAAGAAAAAGAACAAAAGCCTGTTTTAACTTTCGATGATAAAGAGTACGTAATCGAGGATATGACAGATGAACAAAAAGCACTTCTTAACCACATTAATGACTTACAAAATAAGATGAACTCTATGCAGTTTAACTTAGACCAAGTAAGTGTTGGTAAAGATGCGTTCATAGAAAAACTTCGTGAGGCTCTTGCTGAAGATAAAGACGAGGAAGCTGAAGCGTAAGCTATGATTATAAGGAAGTGTAGTCAAGGTAAACGAATCAGGTTACATCGTAACACAACTCCTAATGCTGTGCGAACTAAAACGTATGCTGATGGAACTGTTGAAACCTTGACTTACCCTTCTGC